ATCTCCCATCTGAAAGACGGTAGTAATATCATTATCTTTTAGGTAAGGAAAAAACACTTCATTATAAAATTTTTCAAAGTGTTTATGAAAATCTAATGAATCTCCTCTTGCACCAAAGTGTGTGTCGCCTAGAATAACTATTTTCATACTTCATCTGGTCCCAATAAATCCTTACCAAGTTCGTCAAGTGCTTTAACATCTAATTCTTCAAGAAGTTTATTTTCTTTAATCTTCTTTTTCTTTTCTTTATTTTCCTCAAAGGTTTGAATAAACTCTGAAATGTTTTCATATAAAACAAACTGTTTCATATTACCTTCAGCGTCTTCATACGTTTCACCAGCACCAAAAATACCAAACATTTCTGTTGCTTTATATTTTACATACAACTGCTTTCTCTCTTTCATAATTCTACGGAGAAAAGCATAGTAAATAATTTGTGTAAAATAGGCAAACGGGTTCTTTGATTTAGTAGGATCAAAGTTTCTGAAATACATTAGGCAGTTTTCGATGCCATCAGAAATCATTTCATCTCGGAAAGAGTATGAAACAAAATTCGGTTTTCTTGAAAGGTGGTTAGCAATTTTTAAGAAGCATTCACCAATGTAATTGGGAATTCTAGGTTCTTCTTTGCCTACTAAAACAGCGGCATCGCAATTTTCTTTATACTCTATAAGAGCTTTAAGAAAGTCTGCATTATTGATGTAGTGATTTGTTTTCTTTGTCATAATATAATCATTCTATAGGTTTTAACAGTGAATGTCAAGCATTCATTTTACTATTGCCTATTAATATATCTTAGGCGAAGGTCAGCACATATGCTTGACAAAAGGGCTTGACACATGTTACATTGGCGGTGTTCCGTTTGATATTAATTCATTGGTAACCAGTTCCAATAACCTTAGAGTTCTCTTACGATACTCAAACCCTAACATTGATGCCTTCTCACCTTCAGAGTGAGGAGGTTGTTTACCAACCGAAAGATATTGGTCTACTGTTAAATCAATCAATGTGCCGTCTTTATCAACACACCACCAATGCCATACATCCCATTCATCCAATGCACGATATAATTTAATATTCTTGGTACCAAACACTTTCTGTAGGCAAGCCGAAGCGGTGTGACAATGACCAAACATTGGATTAGTCTTATTAATATCTATCCATTTTTTAGGAAGCAGTTCTGGTGATAAATGTCTAAGAATTATTTCTGACACCAGTTTAAGATTTTTAGGTGTGTATTCTAAAATCAATGTATTGTTCCTTTTTTAATATCTTTGAAGGCCTCAAAGAGTTCTTCCTGGTCTTCTTCTTCTGAGGTATCAAATTCTTCATTGTAAAATTCCATATCGTCTGTTTCTTCCATCAAATCGTGTTGAATATTTTCATTATATTGAATAACGGTATTTTTATAATATTCTGCAAGAGAAGCTTTTGGTTCAACGATTGTTAAAATATGAGAATACTCTATCGTAGCAAAGTTATCCTCAAGAATTTCTACTGGCAACCACGGTGCCATCAATAACATTGTTTGACTTTTGTTAACATTTCTTTTTAATATTACCCTCATAGGGTTTTCGATGCTGGCGTATCGGTGCTTATCATCTAGTAATACTAGACCCATAATATCTTCACCATTATTTAATCTCAACATTTTAATTTCTATTTGTTCTTGCATTATAGTTTTAGTTCTATGTTATAAAATTTGTAATTAAATTTTTCGTCATCATATATCTTGACACGTTCAATAAAATGGTTTAAGGTATAATTGTTATGTTTACCTATTCTCAAATCATCTGATATATCAAACAATGTTGCTTTTGTTTTATTATCACCTATTCGTAAACCACGGCCTATCGATTGTAAATTACGAATCCTAGATTTGGATGGAGAAGCAAATACGATATTGTGAAGATTACGAATATTGACACCAGTGCTATACACACCGTAAGAAGCCACAATAATAGCATTAGATTCTTTTTCAGTAATTGTACGAATTGATTCTCTAACTTCAACATCTGTTCCACCATAAACAAAAAATACATGTCTATTTTTAGCGTGCGTTTTAATAAGTTCAAATAAGTTTTTTCCATGTTTTTCCACCAACTGAAATAAAACAAGAGTGTTACCATCTAAGGATAAAACAAGGTTTTTAATAAAATCATTTCTTTTTGGATTACTTACAATATAATCAATTTCTTCTTGATAAGTCCATTTTTTGGAATCTTTACAAATGTTTTCTGGATATTTAAGTATCAAACATTTTATATTAAAATCTGCAATATGTTTTTGTTCAATTAACTCTGATGTTGAAGTTGATTGATAAACAGGACCAAACAAACCTTCTAATACTAATCTGTGTGTCTGAGTGCCATCTAAGGTACCAGTAGTACCTATTCTATATTTAGCGTTATCACAACCAACCATTATAGTTGCAAGAGATTTAGCTTTAAACGAATGTGCCTCATCACCAATTACAAACTCAAACTGTTCAAAGTATTCTTTTGGTTGAGTGTATATAGATTGCCAAGTTGATATAAACAAAAACTTATTGGCTTGTTTTTCTTTACCACCATGTATAGTATGGCAATATTCAGAAGAATCCCATCCATAATCTTCAAAGTCTTTATACATTTGAGCTACAAGGGATATGTTAGGTACAATTAGAAGACCCCTATTGTATCCCGATTCCATTAAGTAACGCAATACAAGGTATATGATAAGTGATTTACCTGATGCGGTTGGAGACAACAACAACATACGCTTACTACGCACAGCATTTATAAAAGACTTTAGTTGGTAGTCTCTTACTTCAAAAGGTAGTTTTAATGTTGTTATAAGTTCTTGAGCTTCAACTACTGAAAATTCTTGTGTGGTTGAAATTGCAGAATCTATTTCTAATTTGTAATCACGGTCTTTGCAAAACTTTTCTATGTAAGGAACTAAACCATGATATATGGTAAAGTTTCTTAAATCCGCCAGGCGGATTTTACCATCCCAAATTCTGTTTTTATAAGCAGGAGTAAATTGGTAATTTGGGACAAAGAAAGTAAAAAAATCAGATAGTTCTTGTGCAACACTTTTTTCACACTCAAACTTAATATAAGATTCGTTTAACTTATGTAATTTTAAATCTGTCATTAAATAAGATTATACACCTTGAATGAATTTTTCCCATGATATAAAATCTCGAAGTTGAAATGTTCTAGCACTTAACTCTTTCATAATGCTTTGACACACTTCTACAATTTCTTCATGCATAAGTCTTTGAGCCAGATACTTTGATAAATCTTCATCTGCTTCTAAGTATGTAGTAATGTCGGACTTAAGCACAAACGGAAATGGTTCCCATCCATACTTTTTCAAATCATCGTCCCCTAACTTACCTGTATAATATTCCCATTTAACCTTCTTCATTCGGTTGTATTTGAATTCAGCATCTCGTATCGACAACCGATGTGCTGACAATATATTGAGATACTTACTATGAAGTTTAGGAATATCAAGCAGAGCCTTACCCGGCTCTGTTCGATCAATGTTGGAATCTTTTGCCCATTCGGCAAGTAAATCGTCAAGTTTGCTCATAAAATAAAAATCCTCCTAGTTATAGGAGTATATCAAAAATTGGCAGTAATGTCAAGTAATTTTTTCGATGTCGAAATAAGAATACCTGAATGTGGCATCAGCGGTAATAATGTTATCTGGTGAATCTGAAGAACTCATTACAAAGGACGATAGTGTTGTAGGGAAAGCATCGTAGTATTTAAACCTAATAATAGGTACATTTGCCGATGATAATACGGTAACAACACAATCCGAATATTGTGGTTTTAAATTATTCCGAGCAACAGTATGGGGATTTAAATTCTTTAAATTTCGGTATTCACTGAAATCGGCTGGAAAAGTCATAGCACGAATCCAATCATGCACTTCAATCCATGCACCTAGAGATTCGTCTATCATAAAGGTAACATTCAAAAGGTCATAAATGGCCTTTTCACCAGGAACATATAGGTCAACAAATGGTGTTGGTTGTAAAGCTTCAGACAAAGAGATGCCTGGCACACTAACAATCTGTGCGAAAAATTGTAT